GGGAATTTAAACGCAAAACGAATGTTAGAGAATGCTGCAGAAAGTCTTCTTGTGATACCACCTAAAATGTACGATATGTTGAAACAACTTGAAACACCAACGAAACAGGAAACAAATTCTTAAATTTCTTCTTGAAAAAAGTTGGGAAATTTCTCCCAACTTTTTTTTGTTCTGATTTTTTGGAATGATTCCAGGAAGTTAGTGAACGTTAATTTATTCGTTTATTTTACAAAGAACTTAGTTTTTCGATATCTTTTACAGAATAATTTTAACTAGTTAGAAACTTAAGTTATTCGTTTTAAGAACCATTCGTGTTAGCTTGTTTAACTAGAGGTTTTTCTTGAACAAACTATTAAAAAAGGAATGTTTTCTAATATGGATCGGTTTTGGAGTCCTCTAGAAACATACGAACTAATTCTAAAAGTTGGTTCAGAAGACTTAACTCCTGACCTTATTTCAGCTAAAATAGTTTCTACAATAGATTTACCTTACCAACATGTAATCTTAGAACTACTGTATAATCCAAATGATGTAATTACCAAAAAGATCTTTGGCCAGAAACCAATTCAGTTAACTATAAATCTGTTATCAACCAGTCGTTTTCCTCTAGAGTCTGTGAATATGGAGTTAGTCTATTTAGAGTCAAACATGGATCTCCAAAGTCAAATTGCTATTCCTACAGGTAAACAAGTAGATCGGAAGTTAATCTCCATAACTACTGTTCCAAAGAATGCTTTTGTTACAATGTCACAATATGTAAATGATGTTTTTCTTAATCAGAACTTACAAACAGTAGTCCAGAGTTTAGCAGGAACTTCTGTAAAATATGATTCTGATGGACAAAACACAACGATTCTCGACCAAGTTGTAATTCAACCGACTTATCTTTATGATGCCTTGGGGTATCTAGACAGAAGATGGGGTTTCTTCGATGGTGTTGCCTCATATTTTTGCTTATATGATAACATTTTATACATAAAAAATCTGTCTAGTAAGATCAGAAAAGCAGCTGCCTTTACAGTTTACCAGTTAGCAACTGATATGGATAACTCAGAAATTTTTAACAAATGTATAGATGGTAAAACTTTTTACACCATGGATGAACTTAATACAACATATAAAGCAAACACTGACTTTGCACGATTAGGAACTAATCTTAAATTTGTTGTAAGTCCTAAAGATTCGCTAACTTACATAATTCAAGAAAACTTACAAGATATATGTACAAAATATGGTCTAATTGATAGAAACACAAAATTCTACGTAAATGATCTAGCAAGTAAAGGAATTGGTGTGTACACGAAACATGTCGGATATAACAAAACTAAAACGTTCATCTACAGTAGCATTGCTAGACAAATTGCTAACACTACGGACTTATCATTACGAATTAACGGAAGTATCAAACTAAAGAATCTTGTACAAATTGGTGAGCCGTTCCAAGTAATTTCTAAAGTTGCTGAAAAAAGTCAGATAGTAGGTAAGTTTATCTTGTCTGCTAGTGAAGTTATGTTTGAACGAAAACGAGACTGGTTTGCAGAAGTAATGGTTTACGGTATCAGGACTAATCGAACACTAAGTTAGAGAGGTTAAAAGTATCTAGTGGATGTCAAACAACTAGTACGAGAGTACTTAAAAGAATATTTGAAATGTCAACAATCATTTACGTACTTTTGTACTCACTACATCTACTTAGAACTGCCTGGCGGAGACCAGCTAATTAAACCATACAGGAAACAAATCGAACTGGTTGATTACATTGAGAGAGAAAGATATGTTTGAAAAGTCGTCAGATTGGAATTTCTACTATAATCCAAGCTTATGTTGCATGGCTTGTAGTGTTTTATAGTAATGTTGTAGTTGGAATTATCTCAAAAGATGGTGCTGAAGCTACAGATTTTGCTAGAGTAATTCGTGGAATGATTGAAAAACTCCCTGTATGGATGAAACCTAAAGGAGGCCTGTTAGGTAGAGGATTTGCAAAACGTACCGAACGGAGCTTCATTTTAACTAATGGGAGTAAAGTTTATGCTTCACCAGTACCACCAAATGCTCCAGACAAAACTTTAAGAGGTAAAGCAGTTACATTGCTGGTAATAGATGAGGCTGCTTTTGTTAATCATTTAGATTCTGCCTGGACATCTTTAGTACCAGCTCTCTCAACAAGCCAGAAGCATGCAAAACAACTTGGTATTCCCTATGGTACAATAGTCTTATCAACACCTAATAAAACAACAGGAGTTGGTAAGTGGTTCTTCGAACGATATAAACGAGCAATTTCTGGTAACGATATATTTAAACCATTTATAATCTATTGGAAATCAGTTCCAGAGTTAGCTAATGATCCAGATTGGTATAACAAACAATGTGCTTTATTTAACCATGATGAACGAAGAATTGCTCAAGAACTAGAGTTGAAATTTCTACCAGCTCATGAATCTTTCTTTCAAACGAAAACAATTGAAGAAATACAAGAATCATGCGTAGAACCAATTGAAAAGATTAAGCTTTTCAACGGAGAAGTTTGGAAGTTCCAAGAACCAGAAAAAGGAAGGTTCTATATCATAGGTATTGATACAGCTTCTGAACATGGTCAAGATAAGTCAGCAATTGAAGTTTTTGATTATGAAACTTTAGAACAAGTTTGGGAGTATCAAGGTAAATGTAAAGTTCTTGACTTTATCAAAGTCTGTAAGGTTGCAGCTTCTATGTTTCCTGGCCTGATTGTAGTTGAATCGAATTCGTATGGTAACCAAGTTGTTGAACATTTAAATGAGAGCGAATATGCAACTATGTTATACAAAGAGAAACGTGGGGAAAACAGGTTAGTTGCTGGTCTCACAACTAGTCCAAAGACTAGACCACTAATGATAGATGCTTTGTACTCATACATTACACAATATCCTAACATAGTAAAGTCACAACGACTAGCTTTAGAACTCGCAGGTTTGGTTCCTAATCGTAGTGGTAAAGTTGAAGCAGAAGAAGGTTCCTATGATGACTTAGCTTTAGCTACTGCATGTTGTATGTATGTAAGGAAATATGATCCACCGTTGATGATAGAGTCATCTGTTGCAAACACGATTTCTAATGAACTAGCAAATATTGTTTCTGCTAATGTTGGCAATTCTCCAATGACAAGTCAGGACGAAATCATAACACTCAATTCGTTAGAGAGCAGATTAAAGAGTAAAATAGATAATAGTCAGAAGGGACTGCAAATCGTTGATGTTTTGTCACTCTACAAATAGGAGGTTGTACTAGAAAATGCCTATTGATGTTACTGAACTATTCGCTTTACCCGTAGGTCTTTATCCTGCATACAAAGTTGATGGACAGGTTTTCTACTCGTCTGATAAACTCAAGCAGTCATTTCTAATGGCAATTGCGAAATCATCTAGAGTAAGACATGTATCTGCGAGTATAGAGAAACTTGTAAATCGAAATATCATAATTCCATGTTTTAAAAGTAAGAACATTTTGTCATTCATTAAACACAAATTCTCTAGGGATCCTGAAAAGAACGTTGTTGCCTTTTACTTACCTGATGACAAAAAAGTTCTGGTAATTATTGATAACGATATTTCTTTGTTTGGAACTTCTACAAATGATGAACTAGCACTAACGACTTTACACGAATGTATGCATCTTATTGCTGGTAAAAATTATACAGGATTCTTAAAAAATTTTCGACCGTATTTAGAGAAGTTTTACAAGAACTTTCTTGAAGACTATTTTAAGTCAACTTTAGACAAGAAAGATGTTTCGAATGTTATGTTGTTTATTAGTAAGCTAGAGCGACGCGGTTTTAAGAATGTAAATCAACAACTGAAACAATATTATGACTTCTTAGATAGAATTATGTCTAACAAAACAAAACTTGGACAACAAGACTTTAAAATTAGGTTAACAAAACTGATTGTGGCTATTAAGCTTCTAATTGCTAATGTTTCAATTCTCTTACGTAACTATCGTTCTTTTGTTATGGTATTTACATCATTGAATAATTCGTACAAAAAGAGTTTTGGAAAAACTAATACACAAACAGTTCCAATTCAGGAAACTATAGCGTTATCTGAAGTAGCAGCTATTTTTTCAGAGATAAGACCAACAGATCCAGTAATCAAACGTCTGTTCAAACTAATAGCTTAGGAGATAACTTAAATGGCTCTCAAAGACGAAAACTACACAGCAGAAGTCAGTGCTGTTAATAATGCAATTGCTAATATGAAACGACAATCTGCTGCTGTAACAAAAGCTACCCAGATGAAGATTCGAGA